AAGAAGATGAATTATTTAGTAAAGAACTTATACTAGCCATTTACTTAGTATCCTCCTTTCAATATTATTTAATATATAATTGTTTTCATAAGTTAAAATTCCTTATAAATTTATATTATCTAAATGAATTGAGTATACTTACTCTATCAAATCTTTTCCAGTTTAAATAAATATGAATACACCTCTGTGACGAAGCACATGTTATTCAGGTAGTATACTCTATTACACTATAAACAAATAAAGGCTCAGAGAAGCGAAAAATCAAGAAAGTAGGTAATAGAGTATGACAAACCAAGAAAATAAAAATTATTTAAGTGATGAAGATATACAAAAACTTACAAATCCTTTTTATGGTTGGAAAGAAAGAGAAGCTGAAAGAAAAAGACTTCATCAAAAACTTGAAGAAGATAGAAGAAGACGTCAAGAAAGACAAGCTTTAGAAGATGAACTCTTTGAGCGTTTGAAGAATCCACCAAAAGGACAATTAAAGAAACTCAGACCAATTCCAAAGCCAAAAGAGCTTCAGTTGGTAGAAGATATCATAAGCTTAATTTGCGATTAAAAAGGGTGATTATTATGAAACTTGTAAAAAACAAGGAACTTCACTGGAAAAGGTTTCAATACCACAAAGAATTTAGGTTATCCCTTCCTAAGTATTCTTTGTGGTCTTCTTAAAATGTTATGATTATCTTTGACTAAACAAATATATAAATTTTTTTTTATATTTTTGTAGAAAGGAGATACAGAATTATGATAGAAGTTGCTGAATTAGCATATGTTCTTGCTGGCTTATCTGACGCTTCACTAGATGCTTCTATGTATCAAGTTGCTACTGGATTACTTAGAAGCAAGAGTGCAAGTAAGACGTCAATTATTAATATAGCTAAACAGAACATATGTCAATATCCAATTCTAACATCAAATAATGTATGTTTGAAATCTTATACAAGAGTTCAGAATATGTTGGAGGAATTATACGGAACATATTTGAAAATGGCTATTGCTAATAATTCTGAAATTATAGATTTAGCAGACAATCAATCTAAACGTGAAGTTATAAGTAGAGTTCATCAAAATGATAATTTAGCATCAATTACAGGTTTTAGTGATAGAGGAACTGCTATGAATATTGCTAATGTTACTGGTGGAGAAAGAATGTCAAGTTTGCTTTCGGCTTCAGCAAGATTTTCTGATAAAAAGTTTACTAAAAAGGATATTATTGATGCAAATCAAATATTGATGAGACCTTATGATGAAAATTTTAATCTTGGTAATCTTAATGGTGATGAAGATGGAAGCTTTATTTATAATGAAGCTAAAAAAGGTCATTTTGATACAAGTACTGTAAGAGATTATGCTGATGAACTATTACTAGTTTGTAACTCATTTGCAATTCAAATGGCTAGACCAAAAAGAAATAATGGAGCTATTAAAAAGCTTAAAGAAAAAGGTGATAAATTAGCTGTTTTATGTGCAAATACTTCTAAGAGAATTAAGAAAAAAGGAACACTTATAAGTGGAACATCTGTTAAGAGATATGATTTTCTTGTGAATTATTGGAAGGGTATTGTAAAATATATTCCAAAAGCAGCATCAAGAAAGTTATCAGAAGATGGATTATCTTATGAAGATTTAGTTTTAAATGAAGCTACCATTGACAGAACTAATAGAACTAATGATACTAGTACATATAGACGTGACATGGACCCAGTGACAGGAAATTTGACATCGTCTACAACTACATATCACAATCAAAGTCAACCAACACAACCAGTTCTTGTTAATTACGACCAAGATGATGTTAGAAATGCTACTAATAACTTATTAAGAGGTCAATATAGTATGGATGATGTAATGGTTTTAACAAATTTTAATAATTTGCAATATCAGATGAATAAAGACCAAAGAGAAGCAAATATGAACACTGCCAATATTAATAATAAAGAAGTCCAAACTGAATTATTTGATGCACAATGTGAGTCTTATATACGTCAACAGTTGGATTGGGAAGAAGCTAGAGCTGAACAAGGAACAGTTACTTCCATTAAATTAGATAGGGAAATTCAAAAACATAATGAATTAGAACCTACTATCATGCAGTTAACTGTTACTTATAAAGATGCTAAAGCTGGTTTTAAAGATACTGCTATTGTTGTTGGTGTGAAATGTATTACACATTTGATTCCTCATAAGGATTTATATTTCTATGTACCTGAAACTCTTATTAAGAGAAGACCAATCTTCAAGACCATTCGTTGGCTTACTGGTGAAGTTAATACAGCCAATTTTGTATTTGATGTAGACCAGCAGAAAGAAGATGCTATTGGTAGTAGAGAATCTGGATTATGGTGGAGACACTTAAGACAGCGTTCTAAAGCTGCTAAAATTCGTTCATTTGGAGGGGTATTATCTCCTATTATTCCTAATGCAACTTTGTTGATGTCTATTGAAGATGCTGAGTATATTAAGATTAAGTCTAATATAGATTTAATTAAAGATACTAAGATGACAGCTAAATTGATGGATTTATTCTTCTTTATGGAAATTGTAATCCTTGATGAAGCTAATGAAGAAATCTTATTATTCAACTCTGATAGTAATCATTGGGAACATTATACATTTGATAAATTGGAAAATCAAGTTAATTCTACTCTTAATAATAGTAGAGGTATTAATCTGAGATAAGAAGGAAAGGAGTACAATTATCATGTATGAAAAATTATTTGATAACAAAGCGAATTTACTTGAATCCTTCTATGTAACAGATGGTAAAAGTAAACTTGCTTTTAATTTATTAACTGAAGATGATAAGAAAGTACTTGGTACTCAAACTGTCAATCAGTTATATAAATCAACTAAGGAAAAGGCTTTACAAATTAACTATGCAGGAATTGAGTTAAGCAAAGGTGATATTACTAAGTTCAAGAATTATAATGACCTTCAAAATGCTATTGGTATTCTTGAAAAGTTATATAATCAAGACCCTAGTAATTCTCCTAGTGAAATTCCTAAGTTAGTTAGGTGTTTGGAAATCTTTAAGAAATATAAGAATGATTTCAATAGAGCATTTGTTGAAAAGAATGAATTTATCATCATGTTCTATACTAATATGGTATCTGCATTAATTGCTTCTACTGCTTTATTAGTATCATCATCTATGGATTACTTGAAAAATGTTGATGGTAAAACGTATAGATGTGTATTTGATGGTAAGAAGAAGAAAGCTTCAGATGTTTATGTAAACTCTATTGAACGTTTTGTTCGTATGGATAAAAGTGGAGAATTAAAGAAGTTATTCCAAACAGGAAATGCTGTTTATGCTTCTTTGAATGAAGATGGAACAGTTCTTACCGAAGGACCACTTGCTTATGCAATTATTGTACCTATGATGGTTATAATTACTTGTAGATTCATAGTATTCTTCTGGTTTTATTCAAGAACTAAATTATCTGACTACTTACTATTGATTTCATATTTCTTAGAAGAAAATGCTTATAATCTTGATGTTAGTTCTGAGAAAGGTCAGAAGACACAGGATAAGCAACTTATTGTAGTTGCTAAGTTGAAAAGATTATCTGAGATTCTTAAGGTTGATAGCGGAAAAGCTTCTAAAGAAGCTGAGAAAGCTTCTAAGAATGATGATACAGAAATGCGTAATAAGCAACAATCTGGAGGAAGTTCTTCATCTGGTAAGAATGATGATGAAGATATACTTTTATTATAAAATTAGAAAGGAGAAATTGATTTATGTTTGTGAATGAAGAACCACAGTATAATGAAATTTCTCCTTTTTCTTTGTATCTTGAGACTTTAGATTCAATAGTTTATATTGATGAGGGTCTTGATTTACTTAGCGAAGGAGAAATTACTGATGCTATGTGGAGAGGATTTGAAACTGTTAAAGCTAAAGTACTTGAATTCATTGACAAGGTACATGAAGTTTGGGTTTCAATTCAGATTAAGATTCAAGATGCTTTAATGACAAATAAGAAGATAAATAAAATCCTTTATTATTTAAATAGAAATAATAAGAAAGGGTGGTTTTATACTACTGGTAATATTCTTAAGGTTAAAGAAGCTGGTCGAATAATTAAGACTATGAATGTAATCCCTAGAGCATTAACTCATTTTACTAGACGAGATTATGAAAACCATAATATTGAATTTACTCAAATTCAAGATGAAGTTAGTTTAATTCAAGCTAATTTTTCTAATATTGATGGTAGATTTGAAGGTCGAGGAGCTACTATAGGTTCTGAAATACAAGTTATGTGTAATGTATCTGATGTAGAATATGCTGCTGAGTTTTTACCATTACGTAAAGAAGCAATCAAATCACTGGTTAATTTACGTCATGTAGTTAAGGCTTTTAAGGGTGTTGAATACAAACAAGATATTATAGATTGTCAACGTGTACTAACATCTACAATTATCCTTATTAATCATATAACGCAAGAAGCGTTATATATACTTAGGGATGCTGCTAAGATTGCAGGTGGAACATCAGCTCCAGTAAAGAGTACACAGTTGGGATATCAAACAAGTAGAAATAAAACTACCTCAAATAAAGTTAATAAACAGAAATCAGGTGAATCATCTTTATCAAATTATAAAGATGAACTAAATGCTTATGTAGGTAATATGGATATTGGAAATCAAAGACCATATTCTGATGCTGAATGGAATGATATAGTGAATCAAGCTACTACGAGACCTCCTCGTACTCATACTACTATGACAATAGACCAGATTCCTCAGTCACCAATAGAGTATCGACAAACACCAAATTCTAGTAATTATGGTGATATAGATACTGATATGATGACACAAGTATTGCAAGCTAAGGCAAAAGCTAATCAGCAAATGCAAGCTCAAGTTGTAGATACAACTCTTTCATTTAGTAATAAGACTAGTTCTGTATGTAAATTTTTATCTACAGTTAATAAGCATTTTAGGTCTCTTAAGAAACAAGATACCGATAAATTACTTGATAATATTATTGAAATCAATTCATGTTTAATTTAACTTTTTTTTGAAAGGAGATAAAAATTATGTTTTTAAATGAAGGTTTTTATGTAAATGAAATGTCTGCAGACCCTATGGATTGTATGACATTATATGCAGAAACAGTAGAAGCATTTGCAAGACTTGATATGGCACAAGTTAAAGCAGAACATGATGCTATTATGTCAGAGGACAATTTTATGCTTAATGAAGCTCTTGAGGAAGCTAAGGCAAAGGCTAATCAGATTATTGCTGATGCTAAGGCTAAACTACTTGAATTTATTGATAAGGTAAAGGATAAGTGGTTACAGATTCAAAGTTCTATTAATGCTAAACTGTTGTCTAAGAACAAGATTCGTTACATTATTAGCAATATTAAAGGAAAAAATGGTAAGAGTTTTAGTACTTCTGCTAATACAGAATTGATTAAGAAAGGTCAAGTAACTCTTAGTTGGATTCCATCTGTAAATAAGGTTTATGCTAAAGACCAAGAAGACCCTGAAAGTGCTTTTGAAGAAATTTATGAACATATTATGCAAGCTTCTATTGGCACTGATAATAGTAAGACAAATACTTTTGGTGATGCTGACCAATCAAGAGGAACAGGTCGTTATGCAACAGCTGCTGATGCAGAAGCTGCAGCTGCATTTTTGACTAAGAGACCTCAAGCTATTAAGGATTTAACTACACTTCGTAGAGTAGTTGCTTCTTATAAAGGTAGAGCAGAAAAGGAAAAGATTAAAGAGTGCCAAAAGGTTCTTTCTCAGGTTGTTAATGGTATCAATAAGGTAACTAATGAAGCTATTACTATGCTTCGTGATGCAGGTAAAGCTGCAGGTACTACTGGAAAAGCTGATAGAAAGTTGGTGGATACACCTGATAAGAATGGATATGATGGATATAACGTTACCGATGCAGATAAAGGCTATGGTAAAGGAAATATGAAGAATGGAATTCAAAGCAATTCAGCTTCTATCTTAGCTGGTTATGGTTATTATGATTAATTATTAAATCATATAACAAAATAATAAAGGAAAGTATGGGTAAAAGGTAAAATCCTTTTACCTATACTTTATAATTTGAAAGGAGATAAAAATTATGTTTTTAAATGAAGGTTTTTATGTAAATGAAATGTCTGCAGACCCTATGGATTGTATGACATTATATGCAGAAACAGTAGAAGCATTTGCTCGTTTAGATATGGCACAAGTTAAAGCAGAACATGATGCTATTATGAGTGAAGATACATATATGCTTAATGAAGCTCTTGAGGAAGCTAGAGATAAGACTAATCAGATTATTGCTGATGCTAAGGCTAAACTACTTGAATTTATTGATAAGGTAAAGGATAAGTGGTTACAGATTCAAAGTTCTATTAATGCTAAACTGTTGTCTAAGAACAAGATTAATGCTATTGTTAGAGCTATGGAAAATAAGAAAGATAAGAGTTTTAGTACTACAGCTAACCCTGGTGTAATTGGTGTGGGTATTAAAGTTTTACAGTCAATTCCTAGTATTAACAAAGTTTATGCTAAAGACCAAGAAGACCCTGAAAAAGAATTTGAAGAGATTTACAATAGAATTTTAGGTGATGATGCTTTTAACAAAGAGCCAGATAATCAAGATACTTTTAATTCTACAAAAATGAGAACAACAGGAACAGGTCGTTATGCTAATACTGATAACTTAAAACAAGCAGCAAATTTCCTTAAATCTAGACCTCAAGCTATTAAGGATTTAACTACACTTCGTAGAATAGTTGCTTCTTATAAAGGTAGAGCAGAAAAGGAAAAGATTAAAGAGTGCCAGAAAGCTCTTTCAAAAGCTGTTAATGCTATTAACAAAGTAACTAATGAAGCTATTACTATGGTTCGTGATGCAGGTAAAGCTGTAGGTGGAGCTACTTATAAGAAAGATGCTAAGTTAGTAGATACTGATAAAGTTGGTGATGCTGCATATAGAGCTGGTGGAGTTACAAGAAAGCGTAATGCTACCAAAATTCAACAAGGAACTCAATTAGCTTCAGCTTCTATCTTAGCTGGTTATGGTTATTATGATTAATTATTAAATCATATAACAAAATAATAAAGGAAAGTATGGGTAAAAGGTAAAATCCTTTTACCCATACTTTATAATTTGAAAGGAGATAAAAATTATGTTTTTGGATGATGAATTAACTTTATGTGAATCATGCAATGATGAATGTATAGATTTAATGTGCCTCTATGCAGAATCAGTTGAAGCTTTTCATGCTATTGATTTAAATCAAGCTATTTTAGAACATAGAAGTTTAATATCAGAAGATTCATATATATATAATGAAGCTTTTGAAGAAGCTAAGGATGCAATAGCTAGAAAAGGACAAGATATTGCTACTAAATTTTATGAATTGATTGAAAAAATTGAGAATAAATGGCTTCACCTTCAACAGTCTATCAATGCAAAACTTCTAAATGGAAACAAAACCAAACGTATTATAAACGCTATGGAACATAAGATGAGAACTATGCACAAAAACTATTTTGCTACTTCAGCTAAACTTAACTATCTAGACCCTGGATGGTTTAATAGAGTTCTTAATGAAATACCTGAAGTAAATAAAGTATATGGAAAAGACCAAGAAAATCCAGATGAAGCTTTTAGTGAAATTATGAAAAAATTGAAACTTGAAGTTGAACAAGCTAAAGAAAAAGCACATAACCTTAAAACTTTTAAGGATATGAAAGAAGTAAAATATATGGGATTGAATGTTGTAGACAATGACAATGAACAAACTTTTTACTATGCAGAATTAAAACATTTGCAAGACGCTGAATTGTTTTTAAAACGTAGAAGTGAAGCTTGTAGAAATTTAACTAATCTTAAGCGTGTTATTAATTCTTATAAAGGTAGAGTTGAAAAAGTGCTTGTTATACAGTGTCAAAAAGTAACAGCAAAGATATTAAAATTGGTTAATCTTACTACAAAACAAGCTATTCGTGTTTTTAAGGATGCTAGAAAGATTTGTGGTGCAGGAAAGCCTGAGAAGCCTGATAAGAAATTAGTTGATAGAGAGACTGCAGAAAAGAAAAATAATGAAGCTAAAGTAGATAAGAATAAAGGGGTCTATGATGTGGTAGATAAAGATGGAAATGTTATAAATTAAATACAGAAATTAGAGAATAGGTTATCATACCTATTCTCTAATTTCTTTTACATAATATCTCTACCTATTCTACCAAATGAATCTTGCTTAGATTTAAAGTCATCGTTAGCAATTCCTAAATAGAACCTACTTCTAGAACCTTTATTACTAGCTTTCCTCATTTCCATAAAGTTTTCTTCTTCAATGATATCTTCAGCTAATCCATGATACTCATATTTACCATTTACATTAGCTTTCTTAAGTTCATTAGTAACTCTTGCAATAGATTGCTTTCTTTCTCTGTATTCTTTTCCTTTAACTGGTAAGAACCATTTATTTAAATTCTTACCATAAGCTAATACATATCTACCAATTAAATAAGCCATTAAGCTATCATCATGGTATCCTTCAGCATGGTCAATTCTACCTTTAATACGTTCCAGATGTTTAACATCTGTATAAATATTTTTAGTAGCTAATACTTCAGGTTCTTCAGCAATCGTTTCATCTAAGATTTCAAACATCAATGGTCTAGTAGCCTTGGTAGTTTGAATACCATAAACTCTGGTTTTCTTTTTATTCTTCTTAAATACAAGCTCCGTTTTTCCTTCTTCAATTTTCTGAGTTTCCTTTTCTTTATATTCATAGTATAGATTCTTGCTAATAGCTGATTTCATCAAATATCTAATTATATTCTCTGAAACCATATTATTCTCTATAACAACCATAGAATTGATAAAGAATCTAGCTACAATCTCATAAATTACTCTAGCAAACTCATCTGTATTGATATTATTCTCACGCATTTCAGCAACTACTTCAAATGTCATTGGGTCAGTTATACAAATTGTAGAAGCATCCAACTCCATACCAGTAGAAACGTCAATAGAAATCAAATATGGTTTAGCAAAATCAATATCATCTGAATAAAGATTTAAGAAATAGAATTTACGGAAACACAATCTAGTTTTGATTTCCTTTAATTGCTTTTCTATAACTTCTAAGATTTCTTCTGAATAAACAGATGTATCTGTAGCTTTAGTCCATTCAAGAAGAATCTCTCTCTTAATTTTAAGAAGGTTATTATTCAACTCTCTACATTGTTGTTCAAACCATGCTTCACTTCTACCTAATTGCTTATATGAGAATTCAATATATAAAAAGTTATTCTTAGATTTCTTATACAAGTACTCTTGTATTTCATCCATAGACCAATCATACATAGCTTCTTCAAATGTAGCCGCATTTCCTATCATAGTGTCATGACAATATTTTCCTTCTGGAACATCTATATTATTTGGTGTTGTAGTTATAGTTGTGCCATAAATCTTGTTATGATTCTTCGCTTCAAGTTTTGCTTGAGAACTTGCAGGGGCAGCAGCATTATACATGATGTCATTATACTTAAGGAACGCAAACTCGTCCCAAAGTTGTAAGGGCGTTGTGCAGCCTCGACCTTTCTTATCTGCTTCACTTTCTGTAATAGCAGTACTCATAGCACGAATCGTATTACCATTAGTTCCATTTGAAATCTGTTCTATGTTATCTTTATCGTTCTTATGTTTTACTTTAAGGAAACTTGGAAGGAGGTCAGCTATATCTTTGAATGTCTTAAGGTTTCGTTTACTATCCACATACTCTTTATTCAAGAATAGTATATTAGAGTTTTCAGTTGCATAGTAATAAATCCATATAAATGCACATATTGAACTTACTGTTTTACCATGCTGACGAGGTAATATTGTAATACTATTTAAGTTATGTAATATACAAAACAACATAGCTAAATTACCTCTATGTAATTCAAATCGTTTAATACCACCAGCTACAGGTAATACTACACATTCACGAAAGAAATACCAAGGATTTCGACGAACTTCAGTTGTTATACGAAGTTTTTGTTCCTTAGTTAAATTAGGATTCTCTTTTATGTTTCCATTCTTATCTGTAATCCATACTCTAACACCAAGTAAACTTGAATCATATAACTTTAAGAAGAACTTATTGTTTTTAATACCTAGTCTTTTAAGAATCTTATACATCTTAATAAAAGATATATTTTGTGTCATCTTATCGACAATAGCCTTTTTCCTCAATTTTTATGTAATCTCCTTTCTGTAAATTCAGACCTTAATTCATATTACAGAATTAAGGTCTAGTTTACGAATTTACATATTTGTTTATATGAAGATTACTACTTGAAAGCTTCTTGCATTGTTGAAGAAGAAATTCTATTCAGTACTAAGTTATAATTAACTTCAAATAGATTACTATTCTTTTTTTCATATGATGCCATCATGTTAGAAACTTGGTATACACCATCATATTTATCATTATCACTATCTTCAAAGGAAACATAAATCTTCTTATTGATAGTAATATAGTCAGGATTAATGTTATGAAGAACACAGATATATTGTAACTCATTTCTAGAAGCCAAAGCCAATTCACTCTCTACTGTATAGTCACTAGATGTTGAATCATAATATGTCTTCTTCTTAGATGTAGCTAAGTTAGTCTTAGACTTACCATTCTTCTCTATGTTATTCTTATTTTCATGCTTAGATTTAGATAACTTCTTTGTATCTTGTTTCTTTTGCTTAACAACAATATCCTCACCATATACTTCCTTAAAAGTATTCTCATTGGTATTGAATGTATTACTAGTTTCACCTACAACAACATATACTTTATTTGTCTTATCTAAATAAGAACCATATTTAAGCTCTTGAGCATCTACTTTAGAGAAGTATAATATAGTATTCTGATATTCACCTTTCTCAACTACAGGTTTATGATATTTAAAATCACCTGCTACTAAATATCCTCTATCAAAATCAAACCATAATCTATAACCAGTTTTGTATATACCAAAATGATTCTGTAGATACTTAATTGTCTTTACAATGTTTGAAGATGGACAAACGATTTGTTTAATAGCGTCTTTATTGTCAGGTGGTGTAATAATCATACCTCCAGTTTTAAGATTACTGAATAACTTAAGTAAAGCATTTTTCATCTTAATCTTAGAGAAGATAGAATTAATTGGTTTTCTAGTAAGCTTATAATGTTTCTTTAAAAATAACTCTAATGTTAATTCTATATCTTGAACTTGGTCTTCATCATAAGTAGTTCTTTGATTTTCTTTATCATAGTCATTTGCAAATAGAATCTTATTAGCTATGAATGTATCTGCAATACCATTCTGTTGCCCTGTAGATGAATCAACATCAGTAGACTTAACCATATAAATGCTTAATCTGAATTTACAATCATCTATTCCATCACTAATTGCTTTATGTGTTGCATAATCTACATACATAGTAGTTTTAACTACTGGGAAAACTGATTCATCATAATTATAGTAAATATCAAATTCAGTAATGTATTGAGAAAGATTATATACAGTTCCATCACCTAAGACTGCGTCTAAATCTACTTGTTGATATAACTGTTCAAGCTTAGATTCTACAACTTTAAATTCTCTGTTACCTATATAATCAGCCAAATTATCACTCCTTTCAAAAAAAAAAAAGGGAGATTTTACTCTCCCCATAAGTTAAGCCACTGACTTGCCCATCACTCTTTTGGCTGAGTGAATTTCCCCTTTGTGGACTTCAATCCAAGCTTTTGAGTGACCGACAGTGACTTTGGCACAATCATGTGCAACACAGCACACATCGATTGTGCCAAGATAGTACTCCAATGCTTCTAACATTGTACCATCATAATAACGGTCTGTCATTAATGCGGTACTGCTACAACCATTGGAGCAGTTTAATGAGGTATCCTTTCCGTTATAGATACCCCACGGAACAAACACATCAACGATTGTGCCTGTTCCACTTTCAGCAGAATAGAAGTTGAAGTTCAATTCAACCCCATTCCCGAAGGTATCAGTTACGGGCATATAGAAGTTGCCCAAAAGTTCCCCTTTATTCATGTAGAATTCCCCCTTTCATTGATAAATACATGTATGGAAACTATAATGATAATATAAATTTAAAAGGGGAAACTTTACGATTTAATGCACGCTTTCATATTCTTCACCTAAAAGTAATTCTTCAAGCATTAAAGGATATTTACTAAAGTATTCATTATCCAATTCAATTAATGAATTAATAGACACTAAGTCCTTAACCCTAAAACACTCAACTATATCACTTTCACGAAGCTTGTTAAACATTGTTGGTAAATGAAATAGCTCAATATTTTGTGCTATTGTAGTAAACATCTTGCTATTCATTTCTTCTATTCTTTCAATATCATCTAGGAACATAGAAGAAATTTTATAGTTAATGTTACTTATATTACCATCTTGAATCCATTTCTTAAACTTCTTAGCAGATGACACAGGACCAAATTTAGGCATCCCTTCAATATTATATTTCTTCTCACCTGCTAAACTCATTATATATGGAAGTAATGTTGGATTCAAGTCATTGTAATCTTCTTTCTTAGTATATACTTCCATAAGTTCATTAATTGTATATAGAGTTACATTACTGTATGAAGCTGACATAAACAGTTCATCATTTGAATAAATACAGTTCAACATTTGTACTTTGTCATTACTGTATACAACTGGTAACTCACAATCAAGTGCATATTTCTGGAAGTAATAAGGTGCTAATATTGGATTAACTTGTTTTGTATTCACAAAATACACATGAGGAAGATAATCAGAAATCATCTCACATAAATTGAATACTTCTTTTAGTACCTTATTTAATTGTATGAAATCAGAGTTCAATCCAAATCTCTTAGCATAATACTCTTTCCTGTAATCTGGATAAACTTCTTTTTCGTTGTGGCTTTCTGTATGGGAATAATAAAAAATAATATTCGTATACATTCCCTTACGAGTTGCAAAGTATCTTCTATAATGAGCTGCCATATTGATGATATGACTAGTTAGAATAATCTTTGCTTCATAATCCAAATGTGTTATACTTTCAAGCACATTTGGATTGTAAAGTTGATTGAGGATACTGTAAAGGTCAATGTACATTGTTACTGTATCTTTACCTTTTGGTATTTTATCAAATAATTGGTTGAGCAACTCATATCTGATTTTCTTTGAGTTTATGATACTCTCAAAGTTATAATCTCCCTTATATATTTCATGTTGTTCTTTTTCTTTAGTTGTCATGTCTTTAACAGACTTAGGTCTTTCTGTGAAGCTTCGTCGCTTTACTTTTCGTAAGCTCATTTTTCTCCCTCCTTATGATTCCATTAATTCTTCCATTAGTCGTAATTTAATACCTTGCATTACATCTTCCATTGAAGAATCTATTGTACAGTTGATATCACTTAAACTTACATCAAAATGTACAGGGTCTTCTCCTGCACCTGCAAAAGCACTAAAAGCTATTCTTAATACAAGATTATATCTGGTCATATTATTGTATAAGAATATTTGAACATGTTTACTTGAAAAGTATTCGTCCATGTCATTTGAGTGGATATAATCGTTAAGAACAGAAGTAAAATTTGTTAATTCCTCTTCTGTGTATTTATTAATTGTCTTTGTTGAAGACAAAATATGTTCTGTTAATCCTATCATCTTATTATTCCTCCTAAAAAATATTGGGTTATGGCAAAAAATTAACCATAACCCAATTTAAATTATTCATTATCTTCCTTCTCAAAGAAATCTTCAAGTAATGAAGCATCTACCTTCTGAATTTCTTTGAAGACTTCAAGAGACAAAGTAATACCTTTACCCATCGTATCTGTCTCTCGATTCCATTTTCTGATATCTATTACAGGCTTCTTAGAATTACCGAAGCAAATAATATTTATCTCAATCCCCCAGCCTTTACCATCAACCTCACCAATGTCTGCAATGTGGTCGATAAGCTGATACTTAAATTCTCTAGCCATATTATTTTCCTCCTTAAAAATTATGGAATTTTCTACTATTCATTAGTTTTCCATTGTTTTTAGAAGAAAAAAAGCCAATCTATTCTCTCAGATGAGGGGGGAAGGAATAGATTGGCTATGTAAGTGGTAAGAAGTGGGGAAGATACTAAAATACGCTTCTTATAAGCGTAATAATATTCCCTGCTCCTGACATTATTGCAGTTAACTGTAAGGCTATCAGTACTGCAATGACTAATATAACAACCCACAAAATCACTTTAGTAATTCTGTGAGGCTGTTTCTTATTAGCATGGAACAGCTTATAAGCGAACAATAGTCGCATTAGTCGTAAGCGACCTCTAAAGCTGTCCTCACAAGGTTGGCTCTTCTTTTCTCCACCACCATTTTTTTGGTAGATATAAACTGCCAACCCTCTGTTTCTGACCCTCACTGGTGAGTGGTCTCTTTCAAACCCTATTGTATTAATTATAGCTGACATAATCTTTACCTCCTTCGTTTATTTTTGTTATGCCATATTAATAATATATAGATAAATAAAGCAAAAATACACCGTATACTCCTTTTACAGAGTATACGGTTTAATTACAGTATTTACATTAGCTTCGAAATAATACATTCCTTTAGCTTGAATTGATTTACGTTCAGCATCAAATTCTTCATTATGTATTCTTTCACATTCTTTAAAGTCATTCCTAAGTTGTTCTACTTTAGCTTTCTTTTCAGTAGATATAATCTCTGTTGAATGAAAGAATTGTGATAAGAATGGAAGTAAAAGATAATTCACTGAATCTTCACCAGACATGATATAAGCTTGAACCATATCAGGTGCTAATAATGTACGGACTTCTTTAATATTTTTAGTCATCTTAATCTTAGACAACTCAAAATTCTTACTGGTATCACCAGCTTTATTAAAACTCATGAACTTCTTTACTGCATTTAAACCTTTAGCAAAATGCTCTGGAATGATATAGTTATCCACAGCAAGTATAGCTGTTTTCATATCAGGCTTAAAAAAAGTAGATTTATTCGTAAGTTTTGTACGCAAAGGATTCATTGCATTTGCCATAACATTTCATTTCCTTTCTAAAGTAATCTTATGAATTTGTTAAAATATATTGGCTAACATGAATAAACATGTTAGCCAATCGGACAAAAGAGCAATAATAAAAAGCGTGATAGTAATAAAATCAGCAGAAAAAATACACACAAATAGTAGTGTCATAAATTTGTTTTTCCTTAAACAGTAAAAATGATATCTTTGTTAGACATAAATTCACTGTCAGCAGTGTTAATGTTATTTTCGTTTAGTAACACCATACCGATTTCACAATTATCAAACTCATTGTTGTGTGAGATAACGAATATCTGTTCCCCACCAATCTTTTCTCTCTGGGTTTCAATCATATCAATAAAGTTTCTTCTGTTTTTAACGTCTAATGCACCATCAACCTCATCATACAATACAATGTTATACTTATAGGTTGACTGTTCAATCAATGCCAATGATAGAGAAACATTAGCTAATGCAGATTCCCCTTGTGAAGCTTCATTAATATCTGTCAGAACATCACCATTACTCTTATATACACGAATATAGAAGTCTTTGTCATCTACATCAAACTTGATAGCAAATCTTCCATGCTGTGATAAACCTAAGAGGTCATTAGCAATTTCTTGTGTCTTATTCAGATAATCATTAATGAAGTAAATAGGGATTCCCTTAGTAGGGTCATTAGCTTCTTTAACATAGGTGATTTTCTCATAGGAATCCTCTAATTTAGTCTTCCTATCTTCAAAGTCATAGTACTGCATAATCTTATACTTCAGACTATCCAGTTTTTCAGTAGTAGAAGCTACTGTTTTATTCCATGTTTTAACTTCTTCTCTTGCTTCTTGAAGCTCTTCTGCAATTTCAGCTAAATTATCAAGTCTAGATTTCACATTATTGTACTTTTCTTCTATCTCTTTGTATTCTTCTTCATACTTAGAAATATTTTCTAAAGCACTGATATTACTAAGACATTCATTCAATGAATCCTCAGTTTCTTTTAATTCTTCTTTAGATTCCTTAAGCTTAGAAGTATAATCATGTAAACTCTCATCCAATGCAGAATACTTTTCTTCTAACTCATCAATCTCTTTTTGAATCTTCTTAGAAACAGTTGAAATCTTAGAGTTAGAATTAATCTTGTTTTCAATGGAATCTAATTCAGCTTGTAATCTTTGTTGATTAGCAACTGCTGTCTTATAAGTAAGTATTTCACTGACTGAAAAATCTTTGGAGATATTATAGTCTCCAAGAATAATATTAGATATGAATGATTCAAAACCTTTAACATTATAGTTCTTTAAAATATCAGTCATTTTTAAACTTACACTAACAGCTTTTAAGTAGCTGGATTTAAATTCCTTTATAATGTGTACTACTGCGTTTGCAGTCTCATATAAAATAGAAGTCTGCTCAAGCTTGTCTTCAAGTTCCTTTGATTCTTGTGTTACTGTTTCAAGTTTCTTACTTGCACCTTTACATTTATTTAAGTCCTCAAGGAAAACACAACTATCAATCTTACAACCTTCAGGTCTTTGCTCATTGAGAAGTTCTTCTCGTTCAGCTAATCCAGTAAGATTGATTTTTTCAAGTTTCTTAGATTCAAGTTCTTCCTCTAACTGGTGTAATTCAGAAAGAGTTTCATCAACACTCTGTTGAAATGTTTCTAAATCAATTTCTTCTTTCTTGTAAATCTTATTAAGGTGCTTCATATTTTCATCACTGAGTTTCAGCTTGATACCTATTATCTCATTAATAAAGACAATAAAGGTTGATACATTATCAGCTGATACATCATCAAGGTTCTCAAGATAAAATCTAGACATATCCAGAGAATCAATTTCTCCTTGAATTTCATTAATCTCATCTTGAATCTTATCTTTAGTATCATTTAAGGATTCAATATCCTCATAATCTAGACCTTGAAGGTCTTTTACTTTGCTGTCACGACTTTCAAGTGTATCAGCAATATCGCTTTTGATACTTTCAATCTTATCAGTGTACTTGTTGATTTTAATTTCACATTTGGTTTGCTTTTCTCTAAGACTATCACATTTTTTAGATAATTCATCCTCATCTAAATCAATGCCTTCAATAGTCTTTTTAGCTTTCTCTAATTGCTTAAGAGCATCATTGAACTCATCTTCATACCAATTAGAATAACCATTATCTGATAATTTTCCATCACCATCAATAACTGCAATTTTACCTTTAAGGTTGGCAACTTTAGCTTTGGCATCATCAAGCAAACCATTGTTTTCGTCTAATTCTTCTTGATACTGTTTACTAGTTTCATTTAGTTCATCAATATTACCTATCTTAGTAATCTGGTCAGAAACAAACTTAATTTCCTTATTGATTAACTTAGCTTTCTCACTAGCCACTTTAAAGTATACAAGATACTCCTCAATATTTGGCAGGAATATAGTAATATATTTCTTACGTTCTGCTGTACTAAGGTTGATAAAGTTACTTACATTAGTACCTATTCGTGAAATCTTAAAGTAATCTTCAGTTACTCCTAAAGTCATTTTGATAACTTCACCAAAGGTTCTAACACCACCATTCTCGTTAAGCTCTTCACCAGTAACTTCACTAGGATTTACTTTCTTAGTCTGTTTCACATAATCTTTATATGAAATTTTACTGATGTATGACTTAGTAGATTTCTTAACATAATGACGAATGATATAAACATCGTCATCCACTTTATAATGGATTTCTTTTTCTCCTTCTACTCCCTCTAAGAAGAATTTTTTACGTTCATCATTAGTTGAGCCTACAAATGGATGTAGAGAACTTAATATGGTTGTCTTACCGCTTCCGTTTTCTCCAAAAAGCATTATTATATTCTTATCGGTTTTAGAGAAGTCTAAAGCAATTTCTGTTCTGCTCATAGCTGCCCATATACCTGCAGAATTTAATAATCTTAAGTAAAGAATTTTCATGTTGTTTTACCTCCTGTATTATTATTTTTATCATTAAAATAATATATACTTAAAAAAAAAAGGACACTTTCATAACTATGTACAAAAGTGCCCTTGTGATTGTTAGTGTGCTACCACATACCTCTTCTTTCGTTTTGAATAAAACGACCAAGATTAGATGTCTTCAACGGTTACTTCTGGCATGGGGTTGTCCTCCAAATAATTGATGAACCGCCCATAATATTCCGTAATAAATTTCCCATTTGAAATGGTTATTTTAGAATAGTATAGACTTATGTCATCCTTCATTTGGTGGTAAACGGAAACCTCCAGTCCAGATGTTCTCACTACTTTGCCAAGATAACTCGGTAATACTCCTATAACAATAGTATCACTACCACGTTCAGGTATATCAAAAGACAATTCAATGTTACCATTTTCCTTAGTGAGAAAGAATCTGGATGGCTTTTCATTAAGCCACGCATTTATGTCCTTTTCTGTAAACTCATAATACCTAACTAAGTTATCTTCACAACATATTCCGCTTAAATTCTCATATACATTGATGTGAGAATTAAGTTTGTCTGTATCAGCATCAGTCCATTTCGATTCAAAAGTTATATTATCGAGTTCTGTTTTAATGATAACATCATTACCATCAATTTTACTCTCGGTAACTAACTTCTTGTATGCCTTCAAAAATTCATCGAATTTACTGATTGGTAATACAAACGTTTCTTCTGTTAACCCTAACTTAACTGAGTTACGGTCTTCAGATATATCAGTAATAGCCTGAAACATTTGATTTTTCCCGAATGTATATATTAAGCCTTCACTGACATAAATTTGGTCGTCACAACTTACTGTTTTGGTTAAGTCAATATAAGACTTTAACCTATTGACCATGTTTTCACCTCCTTCCGAAATGTGACAAAATAATGATATATGTATTATTTTGTCACATTTACGAAACTTTCTTAAAGCTTTCTAACATCTCTGTTACATTTGGAAGATTGAAATATTTCTTTCCTATATTGATGAAATCTCGGCTTTCTATATCATCTGCAAAGTCAGCTCCATTCCATCCTTCCTCACCATTTTCCAATCGTTCTTCTTCTCCATCAAATATTACTCTACCAATCTGTGTTGAAGCATCAATATTAAATGCCATAATGATTGACGGATATAGAGAAGTTAAATCGAAGTCAATAACATACTTGAATATGAACATTGAAAGCATACCATTAATCTTCATTCCTAAATGAGAATTCAAATTCGGGTCAGCTACAAATGCTCCTCTGAATGACTTAGATGAGTGTTCATTGATTCCACCATAACTTGTGTTATGGTTATTACTCATAATATAACCTTGTGATAAATAAAATCTTCTTGCTAAGTTTTTTAAACAAGTTGTCTTTGTCATTGCTTTATTGATACGAGTTTCGGTCTTTGCTGCTATAGTCCAAATCATATCAAAATCCTTATTCTTCCTTTCAATTAAGAATAGTAGAATACTATCATGTATAGAATATTCAGTGAATTCCTCAAAATCATCATAGCATGAAGTCTTCATTGTTGTATTTGGATTAGCGAAATGAACTTTTCTAGCACCTACTTCTTCAAAAGCAATATCATCCAACTTATATGAATCTTTCTTACCCATTTGCTTTCTTAAGATAGCATACAGAATAAGTTGGTCATACCATACTGTATAATCTACAGATTGGAAATAACTGTTCTTTTCTGCAGGGTCTTGATGTTGTGTGTCAATTTTTAAGTTGGTATACATGTAATCCAGTTCAGGGTCACATATAATTTCATCTGGGTCTTCACCTAACACTATAATTCTTGTAACGAAATACTGCATATCGAATTGTGTTAAGTTCCATGCAGAACAGAAGTCAGGTTTGTGTCTATGAACTAAGTCAAAGAAAGCTTTAATCATTTCAATTTCTGAATCAAAGAACTTAACCTTCAACTTAATATTAATATCAAATTCATCTTTGTATTTCTGAACTATTCGTTTCTTAAATGCTTTAAACCTTGCTTTATCTTCATAAAACTCAACAAGACTTTTGTTGTTCTCATTATATAATAAGAACTCATAAGCAGTCATAGTTTGGTCATAGAAATACGAGATTGCATTAATTGGACACTGTGCTTCATCAGCATTAGGAAACCCTCGTATCATTGATGAATCAACCTCGATATCGAAGAATGACTTAGTAAAGAATAAATTACTATTTGCTACTGGATTTTCTTCATAATGCTTTCCAATATAATAGTCTTCAATATCAACATCTGAACCATGTACATTTGGGTCTAACTGTACTGAACCTGCAGCACTGAACTTTTTGTTCTTGATAAAATCCCAAAAAACATCTTCCTGTTCTGTTTCATAAGCTACTGACTTAACTACTTGAGCTGATTTACAAGTAACTGGTCTTACTTCTGAAATTGGAACTCTCGATACAGGAGTTTCTAATTGGAAATCATCTTCACTTACATAATAAGTAAAGTCAGGGTCAAAGATAGTTTTAGCGAATTTTTCACCAGTATCTTCATCTCTGAAAATCATAATGAGAACATCTACTTTTTGATTCTTCTCATTATAGTCCATACACTTGACGGTTTTGATAAGCTGTAATCGTTGTTTTTGGTCAGCCATATTTATATTCCTCCTTCATTATTTATTTCTTATAGTCGTAATAATTTGTATGGATTGATTTTACAACTATAAGAAACATCGTATTAATAATATATACTTTATGATTAATTCATAAAATGTAAACTCTTAAAACAGTAAATTATTATAACAAAGAAAGGAGTATAGTTCTTATGGCTAAAAAAGATGATAGTAGTCAAAAGAAAGGCAGGAATACAATTAAGGATACCTTAGATACCTTCCGTACTCTTAATAAAATGACTACTGCTGGTCTTTATGGAACTGATGAGAAATTCCATGACGAAAATGATAGAGATTTATCGGACATCAGACAGACTATCAATAGTGTTACCAAGCAATTTAAACAGAACACTGGTGGAGATATCATAGAGTTCTTCAATTCTGTTAATGCAAGTAGTCAAGGTGGTACTAGAAGTAGGTCAAAAGAAGCAGCACAAAAACAGCTGATGGATATTTCAAAGGTTATAGAGCATCCAGAGATGTTTAATATACAAGAGATATTTTCACAAGAAATGAATCGAGTTCAGTTGTATAACAGTTATAGAATGATTTATGAGAATATACCTCAAATGAATCAGGCTTTAAATACATACGTAGATAATATCATGTCACCAGATGATTTTACAAAAACTTCCTTTAATATTATTTATAAGGATACAAATATTACATCTTCTGATTTAGGTATTGATAGTCGAGAAATTGTAGATAACTGTAAGAAACTGATTGATACATATAAGCTTGAAACTATAACTCAAAAGATACTTGAAGAATCATTAAAGATTGGTGATTGTTTTGTTGCAGTTTTAAATACTGCAGAAGAAATTGAGAAGAATATAACTTTAAGTGAAGATGGTTTAATGACTACTACAGAAGAAGTTAAGAGATTAACTGCTGATGATATTGTATTATCTGAAGATGAAATAGTACAGTTGAATAACATTCTTACAGAAACTACTATTAAGAAACCAGTAAGACCTGATAAAGAAAAATTCTTTAAAGATAAGAAGCAGACTAAAGCTTTGACTGAAGATTTTAATGCTATGGTTGATGTATATAATGAAGAAACTAAGGTATTGAATGAAGCTTCAGAACGTATTAAAAAGGACTTAGCACAGTTACTTAATAATGTAGAAGTATCGAATGATTATCGTGTTCTGTTTGAAGATAATATAAAAGCTTCTCAAGAATTTGATGATGAACGTAAGAAATCTAAAAAGAAAGCTTTATTCAATAACTTTGAAGATAAGAATGGAGAAAATCCAGCTCAGAAATTTGATAATAGAAAGACTAAGAAGAATAACAAAGGTTCAATTAAAGTTACAGGTTCTATTGTCAAAATGCTTAAACCTGAACGTATTGTAAAGTTATCATTAGATGATATTGAATACGGTTATTACTATATTGAGAACTTAGAGAATTCTCCTGATTATTTAACTACAGGTTCTTATAGTTTGACATCAAATATATTCTCTAACTTTAAGACAGAACAGACGGATAAACCTGATATGATGAACGCTAAGTATCGTTTGATTACTGATGTATTTGTAAGAAACTTAGCTAAGAAGATAGATAAGCAATTTGTTAATTCACATTCTGAATTTAAGGATATTATATATAGCTTGCTTAGGCAGAATAATATCTTAAATAAGCAAGTTCGTATTACTTATCTTAAGCCATCTGAGGTAATACATTTTGGATTGGGCAATGATGAATACCATGATAGTATATTTCAACCAGTTCATTTTACAGCTAAGCTCTATTTAGCAGTATTATCTTCACAGGTTATGATGCGTTTAGTTCGTTCTCCTGAGAAAAGAGCATTTTATCTTGAGGTGGATTTGGATGCTGACACAGAAAGTGTTGTTCAATCATTTATTCGTGATACTAAAACTAAAGATATTAAAATGAGTGATTTTGGTGGAGATATTAATACTATTATGAATAGTGTAGGTACTTTCCAAGATTACTTTATCCCAGTTGTTGATGGACAGAAACCAGTGGAAATAGACACACTTAGCGGTCTTAATGTAGAAATCACAAACGATTTTATAGAATACCTGTTGAAAGCAATGATTTCTGGTATGGGTATACCTCCTGAATTCCTATCTTATGCTGAACAAACTGAGTTTGCACGTTCATTAGGTATGATGAATGGAAAATTTGTACGTTCTATCATAATGTATCAGAAAGTATTTGGTGAACAGTTTACTAAGTTATTCAGAATACTTTATACTAATGAATACTTAGGAAAACATGTATTATCTTCTAAAAAGAGAAAGATTAAGAAGAAAACCATTAATCAAGGAGAAATTGGCACTATTGATACCAAAGAAGAAAAGGAACAGAATGATGAGAATAATCTTAATTTAGATATATCATTTGATGTAACTGACCTTGAGATTAAATTCCCTTCACCACAGTCATTGAACATGACTACACTATCTGAACAGATTAGCAACTCACAATCTGTTATTGAATTCTTAACTACAACTATGGTTGGAGAAGACCAACAAGAACTTTCAAATGAACTTAAGAAAGAAATCACTAAAGATATCTTGAGTACATTTGATTGGGAAAAATATGAAGGTTTACTTGATAAAGCTAAACTCTCAGTTCAAGAGGGTAAGATTAAGAAAGCTTCAATAGGTAGTGAAGATGGTGGAGAAGATTATTAATAAAATGAGTGAATGGTATAAACTACCATTCACTCATTATTTTTATTTAAGATTCTTTATACTTTCAATCAATTTATCATTAAATGGGTCTTTAGCATTAATCTCTAATATAGACTTAATCATATGACTAGTAAATACGAAATGCTTTTCTTCTGTATCTTCAGTAATAAACTTGAAGAATTTAATAATAAACAGATTAACAGTTTCATCAGAAATATCAGCTTTTCTTAAACATGACTTAAACTGGGTAGTATTAACCTGTGGATACTTCTTTTTAGAGTTAGCTAATACATTGATAATGCCAGCATAATAATTATCAATAACATCATCTTCTTCTACTTTGATATCTTTAAGATAATCTAAAGAAGTAAGATTATCAAAATCAGTAATCATAGTAAGATAAGCTGTTTTAACTGAATCAATCAATTCTTGACTAAACTTATGTTCTTCAGCCATTGAGTTGCACTCCTCAATTTTCTTAAAAGCTGATTCTTTAAGGATTTTAAACATATCCTCTTTGTTATTTAATCTAATTCTTGAACCAGTAATATCTTGTAAAGAATCTTGCAAATCCTTATTATTCTCATCAATAATTTCTTGCATTTCACGATTCATCTTGTTTATAGCTCTGATTCTAGAACCATTACGATTCATATATGACTGATTTACACGTTGATTATGTATAAAATCGCTTTTACCTTTCTTTGCCATAATATTTCCTACTTTCTTAATTATTGTCTTTGTAATACATGATAAGATTATTTCTAATCTCTGCAATGATATCATGTCTGGTTTCCTCATCAACTAATGGTTTGAAGAATATTTGAGGAAATTGGTTATTAATATATGTCTCATACTTATTCTCTATGAATAACTCATTGATTGTATTGTAGTTTAATTCATAGATATCAGTATTGACAATATCACTAATAACATCTTCACCATTCTCATTGAATACCTCAATGAAATCACCTATAATATTATCTATATTATATACAATATAAATATTATCTTGGTTCTTAATTGTTTTCTTCAAAGACTTAAACATCAAATCTTTCTTGTGTTCTGATGATTTATATTCCTTAACTAATTCCTTACTATGGTCTGTAATAAACTTAGTAAAGAATTTAATTAAGTTAAATCTATAATTTACTACAAAGAATAGATACAACTCCTTTGTACAGAAATAAAAATCTTCATTTTCTTCATTAAGTTTAGATTCAAATTGAAATCTTTCCTTAATAGTATTAAAGATTTCTGTATAGATATTCCTACGAATATTCTTACACTTAGTTACTAAAGAATTGTCATCAGCATAATATCTTACAATGAAATCATATCTTTCATTAAAGACATTAAGTATATCATTTGGAATTAAGCTTTCTGATATAGTAGCTTTCATCTGTTCTCTTATATTACTGATAATGAGTTCATCTGATAACTTACTAGTGATTTCATTCTGTTCACTTTCAGTTAATTCAAATATATTATCACTATCAAATTCTTCGATAAACATGTTTTAATCCTCCTTTTCATTTTTTCTATGTTCCTGAGAAATATTAGCATCTTTTTCTAAAACATCATTCACAGCTTTTTCAAGTTCTTCTTTAGGAATTGACTTAGATATATACTGTTCTGATGTGAATGGTAACTGATAATTTTTACCAGATTTTTTAACAGTCATTATCGGGTTAGGTAACATTCTAGATACATTGATTTCATAAACGTCTTCAGGTTTCTTAGCTTCAATACCTTCAACAATACAAAGGATATCATCCTCAGTTGCTAAGATATATTTATATCCTTCAAATTCTAACCATTTACCTGTTTTATGAGGAAGCACTACTGTAACTCCTTCTTTAAGATTTTCATTACAATCAGGTCCAACTGCACTCACAATACAAATATTATGACATTGCATACTTTGAGTACCTTTAGATAAAAGAATTCCACTACTAGTTTCCTCTTGTGTTTGTGGGTCAAGTAAAATATTCTTTCCCATCATATTTAATTCTGCCATATTAAACACTCCTTTTTATTATATTTATAAAAAAGTTTTCTTGGAATTTAAATAAAAAATCCCTAAAGGTCGAAACCTTTAGGGATTTAATTGGTGGAAATTTTTATGTTGTAGAAGAATTATTTCTTTTTCTTCTTCTTAGCAATAGTCTTAGCAGCTTTCTTTGTAGCTGGCTTAGAAGCTGTGTTAACGTCAGCCTTAAGCTGTGCTCCAGTTGTGAAGCTAACCTGATTGTGAGCAGGAATCATAATCTTCTCATCAACATTCTTAGGATTGTGACCCTCACGCTCCTCGATATGCTTCAGCTTGTACGTACCGAAACCTGTAATCTGAACATTCTTGTCCTTCTTAAGACCTGCAGTGATAATGGAAATGAGAGAATCAATATACTCCCTTGCTGTATCCTGAGATACATTGTTCTTCTTGCCGAACTCTACAACAATATCTGTTTTTGTCATGTCTTTTTCCTTCTTTCTTTTTATTTTTTAATATGCTAAGTAACAGTATATTACTTGAAAGATATTTCTCAAGTGACTATATACCGTCAACTCTTGTATTAATATGTTTCGAGTTTTACTTTATTTTTCTTAAAAAAAATTGAAGTAAAAATATATTTTCTATTTGAATATATATTATTAAATTGGATACACTGATAAATCATTATCATTATATCAAATAAAATAAAAGGAGGAATTTTACGATGTATTCATTACTAAGAAAGTATGGAAAACAAAATCCAGAAAAGTTCAATGATGACCTTATATTTCTTAAGAAACATGACAACGGAAAGCAACACATTGATAACATCTTTGAAGCTTTACAAGTTGTTGATGGAGTAGAGTATTTAGGTTCAACAGTGAATGAAGATGAATCTACATTTCCAGATTGGGAACAACATCCAAGTGACCCAAATGACAATTCAATCTATGTTAATGTAGAACCATCTAGGTATATGATGATTAATTACAAATTCAGAATCTTTGATAAAGAAACTGGAGAAGAAGAAATCATCGAGAAGTATTTGTACTTCCCTAAATTATTAGAGAACACTTACTTCTTACTGAATGGAAATAAGTTCTTTCCAATCTTTCAGATTATTGACTGCTGTACGTATAACAACAAAGGAGATTTAACATTAAAGACATTGTTGATGTTGATTACAATTATGAAGAAGAACATTAGCATTTATGATGTTTTTGATAATGAATATGATGGTGAGTATCTACTAATCAATCTATTCAAAAACAAATTGAATTACCTGTATTACTTCTTTGTAGATAGGGGATTTGAAAAGACAATGGAGTACTTTATAGGTAAGGACTGGGAAGAGGATATTGTAGTTGGAGACAAGAGTGAGTATGATTATGAAGAAAATGCTGATAGTTACAAGATTTTCGAACTGACAAGGCATAAGAAAGAAGAAGGAACTGTGTTATTTATTTCCAATGAGTTATGGGAAAAAGACAGGAACTTCTGTTTCAATTTAGTTGAAATCTTAACTGGTAGAGACTTTGTTCAGGTTTTCGATAGGGAATATTGGAAAGCTGATTTTGGTAGGTTCTTCAGTAGAAACAAAAATAGTTATATCGGTAAAGCAGATGATATCATTATCTCATTCAGACGAATCTTAGACAATTCATCTAAGAAGAACCTGAGATTGAAAGATGAGAACAAAGAAGATACATTTGCTATTGTGAGATGGATGACAAGAAACTTCCATGAGTTATTATCAAGAGATAATATGGATTTGAAATACAAGAGAATCCGTATTTATGAATATCTTGTGTATGACTTAATGTTAAAGTTGTCGAATAGTACTTATCGCCTTCTTAATAAACAGCAGATTACATTGGCTGATAGGCGAACACTATTCTCAACAATTACACCTATGTTCATCATAAGAAAATGTGGAACGAATGACTTAGTAAGATATCTTGGTATCGTAAACAATATTGAGTTATTCAATCCATCATTAAAGTACAGCCAAAGAGGACATCAAGGACTGGGTGAGGGAAGTAATAATGTTGTCAAAGAATATCGTGGGTTACATCCGAGTTATATTGGTAAGCTTGGATTAACAGCTGCACCTGCAGGAGACCCTGGTATGTCAGGAACAATATCACCGTTCTTTGAGAATAAGGGATTCTATTTCTCAGATGAACCATTAGATTAAGTTTTAAAGGGGTTAAGGACTATATGTTCTTAACCCTGTTGTTTTAGAAAGGATTATATTATATCATGGGAATATCAGATATACTTGCTTTAGCATTTGTTTTAGTTACTGGATTTTTGATAGTAAGGGATATCTATGAAGATTAAATTATATTAGGAGGAATTACATTATGGCAAATTATACCAAAAAACCAAAAAAAGAAAAAGTTGTAACCGCAGATGAAGATGACATGATTAAGGTTGATTTGGAATTATCAAATAACCTTATACAGAGAAATGTTCAGTGTTATCAACTCTTGAATAAGTCATTTATTCACATGAGTAGTGCAAACAGAGAGAAGATTATTGATGCCTTTATCAGAACATTACCTACTCTGTATAAAAATAATTTCAGGAAATACAAAAGTGTTATGAAACATTTAAACTACAAGAACTTAGGCTGGAATACTACAGCTAGTATTGTCTTGTATGCACTTCAGAACTATTCAGGAAAGGGAAAATCACAATATGCAGTAATACTTGCTGATTTGGCTTTGATTGGATTAAGAGAATCACAAGTTAAATTTAGCAGTGTAATGTCAGTTCATTCAGAAGCAGAAACTTATTGGCACTCTATAGAAAATATTAAACCTGCAATACCAGAGGATGAGTTATATATTAACCCAGAGTTTTATACTGCAGACGTACCATTTGATTTATCTCATTGTATATTTTATGGTAAACTTCTTTGTGTTTCTATGGAGTATGCAGGTAAGTATATATTTCATGGTGATAAAGAGTTATACACTTATTTTGTAAAGAAGAATGAGAAGGCTATGAATTTCACAACAATTCAAGATGTGAAGCTTATGAAGGATTATGTTGATAGGTATAATAAAAAGCATAATAAAGAATTCTTCAGTGGAGCTTTTGATAGGATGCTTGATTGTAGAGATATTCTTATTGCTTTATTGGAGATAGCAACTAAGAACAGTAACTTTAATCATACTACTAATCAAACATTAGTGACTTATGTAGTTGATAATGTATTGAAAGAAATTGGTTGTGATGCTCCAAAACAAAAAGAACAAGATACCATAAGTATAAAAATTGAACGTAGAGAGAATTTATGTTATGAAGCACCTAGATACTTTTCAACCATGTTAGATTGGATTGCACAGATTAAAAGCATACCAGAGTATAAAACCTTTATATATGATATAATGAGAAGTCTTATTAACCATGTTGAGGGTGTAACATACACTGAATTTGGTAGAATAATTTTAAACGAAGATAAAAAAGATAAAATAAAAGTAATAACTGAACTCATGGGAAAGGAGTATTTAACACTAATAAAAACCCACCCAAGAAAGTATAAGAAGCTTGTTGATGGTATAACAAAACCAAATGGTTTCTTCCAAGAGGGATTCAATCCTATTATGGAAGAAATTTATTATTATGTAATTGAACACAGAAATGAGCTTTCAGATACATTTCGTAGACAATTAATGGAATTAGAAATGGGTAAATAAAGGAGGGATAAACATGAAAGAACGTATGTATGAGATTTCAATCGTTACTAACGAGATTTTTACATTCAGAAAGCCTAGGAAGTTTTTAAAGTTTTTAGGTGATAAGCTAATTGAAGAACATGCTAGATATATGTATTGGATTGAGTATCGTATTGATGAAAACAGGTTTTGGTATGGAGAATCAAAACCTGAAGTTCAGGATGACGGAACAGCAGTTTACAAGACAAACTATATCCTTACCAAAAATGGTTTGGATGATTCTGTAGATATCGTTGGAGGCATCTTAGATAGGATTTACAGAATTAATAAAGCAAACACAGGTTTACAAAAAACTGGTATGGACTTTAATACACCATTAATTCAAATCAATAGTGAAAAAGAAGTGTGGCATCCCAATATAGAATTTTATGAACAGTTTGACAGAGATACAACTAAGAAGAAACGTTATTCAACTGCTAATCGTAATGATTCTATATTGTTAGGAGGTAAATGATGATTGATTTTTATTCATTTTTAGAAACCATTAAATATGACACATATGGTAAAGTAGAAGCTTCTTATAATACAAATGCTATACAAGATTTTGATAATTGTAATGTAGTTAGGTTTGCTACAAACTTTGAAGCTTTTTTGAAGAACTTGGCAGATAACAGATTGCCTGTTGTAGAAAATCATGGAATTAAAAAGATGCTAATTGTGTTTTCTAGAAAAGAAAAAATCTATGAGACTTATGATTTGCTCTATTCTACAGAAACGGATTTGATTTCATCTATCAGTAACCCAGTAGTATGTTTTGATTCTATACATTTTATGAAGTGCTTTGATGAGTATATATCCCTTGTAATGTGGGGATATTAGAATAAGGAATCCCATAACCACAATGTGTGGTTATGGGATTTTTTTTTAGTTATCATTGTAATTAAGAGCTTTTCTAATATCCATTGCATCATAAACGATATCAATAGGAATATCTGTTAATCTAGAACTCTCATTCCAAAGCTCATATAAAGCATGAGATTCATGCTTTATATGAGATAAAGCAGTATATTCATCCATTTCTTTAACTTTCTTTGCTGAATCAGTAAGCCAAGCATATGAACTTTCTGCAAGATAGTCAAGTACCTTATTGTTGCAAATAACACCATTTTCTTTAAAGAAAACAGGCTTAACTGCAATCTTATTTCCTTCAATGTTTAAAGCAATAACACCATATTCAGCTTCATCAGGAACATTCATATCAACACTCTCTAAGAACATATTAGCGTTCATAATCTTATTCTTATGAATGTTATTTACTGTGAATGAACTCTCATTAAGCTTCTTCTGATTGTAAACATTATCCATGTCTGTAAGACGATTCTGCCAAAACTTATTAGCATCAAACTGTGATTTCTGGAAGATAGGCATGTTAACCCACTTGTTGTAATAATAATCCAATAAAGCAGCACCTTTATCAGTTACATCATCACGAGTTAAACATTTGCAATCTCCATTCTCACATTTATCACATCCGTTTTCGTTTAAAAGCTTAGCTTCACTAAGGAAGTTAAACATTGTCTTTGCACGTTTTCTAGATGGACCTGTTTTACCATTTTCATAAGCATGATTTCTGTCCGTTACAATTTCCATAACTACTATTCCTCCTGTCCTAGTTATTGATAATCTCATTTATTATATCTGTATATGATTTAACACTCATTTTCAGATATAAGAATAAAGTAAGAAGCTGTTTATAAGGCATCTTAGAAAATTGTTCGATAGTAATTATTCTTATTTTTTCTTTAGTTGACTTCATTTTGTCTTGAAGAAATTGATAAATCTTCTTTTCATTTGGAGTAAATGTTGCAACGTCAATGAAGTTGATTGAATTAAGTAATTCATCAGTAAGTTGAAGTAGATTCTTATATTCTCCAAAGAGTTTTCTTTTTTTCATGGCTTCATCAGGTGACATTTCAGAATCTCCTCCACCATCTTCAGAATCTCCTCCACCATCTTCACCACCTAAATCATCATCACCCTCATCATCTCCACCTTCATCATCACCTAAGTCATCTCCACCCATATCAGAATCACCATCAGCCATTTCTTCTAAGCCAGCACTTCCATCATCCTTACTCTCAGACATATCACTATCTTTTTCTGTAGGTTCATCCCCAGATTGATGTTCATCATCTTCTAGTAATATAAAATCTTCTAAGAACATAATGGTCTCCTTTCATTATGCACTAACTCCTTTGTGCATTTGATTATTAAGTGATTCTAATTCTTGATTTAACTTATGTTGAATCTTGATTAAAGCATATTTTTCTTCTTTCTGTTCATGTGTTAACTTCTGAAGTTTATTTAAATCATTGATTTTCTCATCAACAATAGCTTTATCAGATTTCAGTTCGTCATAGAGACGTTTTCTATCAGATAATTTTTTACCCATAGAAGCTTGTTTAGAAGCAAGGAATCCAATAGAACCTAAGATTGGTCCTAATGCAGCATAACTTACACCAAAATGAGCTGCAGTTTTAAGCATAGATTTTAATGAGTTACCATATCCATACATAAGCTCATCATTCTTTTCTGTTTCTTTCTGTTCTTTCATCTTGTGCATAAGTCTTTTAATTTTTTTAACACCTTTGTGTCTTCTTTCCTTATTAGCCATTTTCTTCTGTTCTTTGGATATTCCATTCTTACCAAATTTGGAATCACTATCTAAGGACTTCATTTTTTCAGGTTTATCTATATGATGTTTTTTATCATCATCTTCATCATTGTCACTCTCTTGAAGGATAGCAGTAGTGCCTTCAGTAAGCATATTTAATCTATCACGTTCAATCTCTTTATCAAGTTGAGCAATAAAATCTTCATTGTTCATTGTGAGTAGTCCTCCTTTCATATTTGATGAAGTAAATATAATCATTTTAATTAAATGTTCTTCCTTAATATTCTAATATCAAAACATTTAATTATACTGAAATTAAAGAAAGGGGCATATAAAAAATGGCTAAAGACAAAATTAAAGGCTATATGATTTCTGAAGATGTAACAACTTCAGTCCCAAAAGTTCTTTCAGATAAGTCAGGAGAAGTCACTAGAATTGAGACTATATTACAAGAAGGTGATTTACCTAATAGAAATAAAAGAGTTTATGCTACAAATGTTTTGAAGAAATCCTTAACAGCAGATTATGTTCAGGAGAGACTGAGGACTAAATCATGGGTTGGCGAAGCCGGACACCCATTAACTCCAACAGTTGAAAGACAGTTGTACATAGACCAATCAAATATTTCACACCTTATTACTAAGATTTGGTGGGAAGGAAATCTATTAAAAGGTATAGTTGAATGTGCTTTGACTGATAGAGGTAGAGATATGCAAGGTTTAGTCCGTCAAGGGATGCAAGTTGCTTTCTCTATGAGAGGATTTGGTCCTGTTTCTGAGAAAAAAGGTGACATTGTATATGTTAAAGACCCACTTCATATTCTGACTTATGACTGGATTTCTGAAAATTATGCTCTTATTTAATTTTTTAAACTGAATCGTAAGTAAACTAACTAATAAATTTATTAATTAGGAGGTAGTAATTATGGCTTCAGTTAAACCTTTATATGAAAGACAAAAAGATTTTATTAAAAGATTAGAACGTTTATATCCTGATTATGAACTTCTTTCAGAATATAAGGATTCTAAAACAAAAGTTACTTTAAAACATGTTCCCACAGGTGAGATTTGGAAAATTGAACCAAGAAATCTTAATGGAAGAAAACAAGCACCAAAGCTTACACAAGCTAGAATTAAAGAAAATAGAAAAAAGAATAAATATTCAACTGCTAAATGGACACAAGAAAAGTTTGAATGTGAGTTTTATAAGAAATTTTCTTTTTCTGAGTATGAAGTTGTAGGTGAGTATATCAATCAAAGTTCTTACATAGATATACTTCATAGAAAATGTGGCAAAATTTTTTCAAAGTCTACAGCTGCAAATTTATTATATCATAATCAAAAAGGTTGTCCTTTTTGTTATGGTAAAATAAAAAGAACAGTTGAAAGCACAAATAATGAACTTCTAGAAAAAGGATATGAAGATTATTCAGTTACAAAAATAAAAACTATAGATGGTCATGTTTATGGTCATTTTATACATAAATGTGAATTATGTAACAAATATGAATTTGATATGAGATTATCAGATTTCTTTTCTAAGCATAATTATAAATGTCCTAAGTGTAAAATTCTTAGTACTGAGTCTAGAGGAATTAAAGAGATAACAGAATATCTTAAAGATAATCAAATTGAATTTGAGCAAGAAGTTTCATTTGAAGAGTGTGTTGATAAAACTTATCTTCCTTTTGATATTTACATTGAATCTATGAATATTATAATAGAATTTGATGGTCAACAACATTTTAAACCTTATAAGTACTTTGGTGGAGAAGCAAAATTTAAGATTAGAAAAAAACATGATGAAATTAAAAATAACTTTTGTAAGGAATATGGAATTAATCTTTTAAGAATTTCATAT